ATGAACGGAATCAAGAAATCTTCTTGGAAGTTCGTCAATGTACGCTTGTACTTCTTGATGATGCCTGCCATTGCCATAGACATACCGCCTGCACCAGCGTCACGAGGAGCTGCTGAGGGCATACCTGCACTGTCAACAGTACCTGTAGCCTGCAATAACAGACGCTCATAGTTCTGTGATGCGAGCACGGAGGAGTTATCAGGAGCGCCGAAGCGCAAAGGCATCATGATCTGATTAGGATCGCCGTTGGTCAGGAATGCTTTACCGGGCTTAACCTCGAACTTAGCACCACGAGGCAGGCGGGTAGCGTCCATCGCCATCATAGGGACGGCTGTAAGAGCACGGGCATCACTGTCCATACGCAAACTACCATCAATGGCCTTCTGCATGTTGTAGGCCTTCTCCGCTGTACCACGACCCCATACACGTCCGGGGACTGTATCGTCTTGGTACAACATGACAGGACGATCCTTCATCATGTAAGGATTGGCTTCTGCCTTGAGCAACTTACCGCCGTTAGCGATAACAACAATAGCTTCTACCAGTTCGGCGTATTCATCAGCAAGAGAGTCTTCAGGGAACAGGTCAGCAACCTCTCCGTCTTCATTCTCCAACTGCTCCAAGTATTCACGAGGAACCAAGCCATAATAGGTCAACAGACGTACACGGCCATCTTGAAAGTTAACTGTTTCGTCTGTTGCTTCAATGTCGTCATCTGGGCCATCAGTACCGATGTCTACCTTACGGTAGATACCTCGTTCCATGCCTTCAACGACCTTGTGAATCGAAACAAACTTCTCGATACCACAACCCATAGAGTCATCTAAGGAGGTAGCGTTAGGATCAATCAGGAAGTTCTTAGGATTAACTGGGATCAGCTTTACAGCGATACGGTCACGCTCGGACACACCGATAGCTGCTTGACCTTGTACTCCGGGGATAGCCTGAGTAGCTGGAGCGTACTCCTTCTCGGTTTTCACAGCAATCTCACCAATACCCGTACCATAGATTTCTGCCATCAACTCAATCTGGTCAATAGCCTTCTTAATCTTGTCACGGTTAAAGTCTTCCATCAACTGAGCTTTGATCATCTCGACATCCACGGGATTACCGTTAGCGTCCTTAATGTCATCCTCAATATCAAACCACTCACCTTGACCGAAGATAGCTTCCATGATCTCAGCGTGACGTGTCTCAATCGCCTGCTGTGTGGCAGGGGAGATGATACGGCTACGCTCACTGTCACGGGTCTTGTCTTCAGCAGCCCACTGACCACGGAAGATACGTTCGTACTCTTGCCAGTCAGTCAGGTAGTTCTGGTCGCGGTAATCACGCCACTTGTCAGTGTGTGAGACAACCCATTCAGTCAGCTCTTTGTCGGACTCTGTGGGTTCGTCATACTGACTTTGTTCTAAGTTGTCTTCAGCCATTATTTAACTTTCTTTTTAGGTTTCTTCTTAGCAGTCTTTTCAGACTCTTCAAAGTCCTCTGCTGTAGGAGCACCTTTGGCTCCGGGCTTCTTCATCTTCTCGCCAGAGCCTTCTTCAATGCGTTTACGTTTAGCATTGATGTTTGCGTACAAACCTTGTTTCATTTAGTACCCCGATATAGCGTCATAAACCTCATAGTCATCTTCCTCGTAATCGGGGACAAATGAGTTGAGGGCAAGTTGTTCAATGTAAGCTAGAGCATCAACCAAGTCATCATGTACTCCTTTAGTCGGAAACATCAAGAGCTGGTCTTCAAAGTCTGCCCAATCACCGTCTTCGTTGAGGGTGACTTTGCCGTGCTCCATGCGCCCTTGTAAGGCCCAGATAACACGGTCAGTCTTTTTCTTATTACCATGAGTCAGTGTCTGGATGTGAGCAAAGGTGTTGTACTGCCTCATCATGTCTTGCAAGATGGTTAAAGCAGCGTTCTTAGCTGTCCCTCGCTCAATACCAATAGCCAAGGGCTGGTAGTCTTTAATGACCTTCAAGATACGCATACAGGTATCTTTAATGTCCCAACGTCCATGCTCAATCTTGTTTACCCACCAATCACCGTTATCCGTTACCTTGACGATAGCAATAGCTGATTCATCCAGTCTCTTCTTGTTCTGTGAACCATCTGAGATGTCTTCAAAGCCTGCCAAGTCAATAGCAATGATGTATGAACCATCCTTAGGCTCAGGGCCTTTCTTGATCCAGTGCTCTTTGAAGATGTCAGAACCCGAAGTATCAAAGCTGGATAAGTATTCCTGCTTAAAGGCAAAGGAACTCAAGGTTCGCTTGGCTGCTTCAATCTCTTTAGGGTCAATAGTCTCGTTATCAGCAGTGGTGAAATGCCAAGATTTCCATTCCTCATCTGCACCATCTTTACCTAGCTTAAACGTATCGTAAAACCAGTTACGTCCGCTAGGGGTACTGATAAACAAGGCTCTGCCTTTTTGGTCGGAAAGGGCAGCTCGAAGAATCTTTTGCCAAGTATCTTCTTTAATAAAAGCACACTCGTCAAGAACCACGAAGGTTAACGACACACCCCGTAAAGAGTCTGGGTTGTCAGCGCCTCGTAGTAAAATCTTTCGTCCGTTGACTAAAGTGATCTCTAAGTTGTTCAAGTGAGAAGACTTAATTACAGGTCTTCCAAGGTCTTGAAGTAAATCCCACATAATTGTCCGAGCCATCCCAAGCGTAGGTGCTACATACATTACCGCAGAACCCATAGGGCAGTTAAGCCCTTCAATTAACAACTTGATGGCAGACAGTCTCGACTTACCGCATCGTCGCCCTGCCGCTACGACTTTAAAGCGTGAAGGGTCATTAAATACTTTTTGTTGCCAGTTTAGGAGTTTAAACGATAAGTCAACTGCTGACATACTCAAACTCCTTCTTTTTTGTTTTCCACTCAGCAAGGACTTCATACGTAAAACCACCATGTTTTTTAACAATGTTGTTCCAGTACTTATTTCTACCTTTAGAAGAAGCGGCTCTTGTGGCCTGTGGTCGGTCTTTTCTATAGTGCCCTTTACCCACGTAAAACAGTTCTTTGGTGTCTGCTGTAAAGTGTGCGTATGTGTAGTAGTTCATCAATAATCCTTTGGCTCAACATCAAGAATGTCGTCTACTGCTTCAACTGTAGGAGTACCTACAGAAGATATATTGATTGAAATATTAGGCATACCTCCACCGCCTTGCTTTGCAGTCTCAAAGGCCGACACGGGCACGATACGATCCACAATCAGCTTCCACGCAGCAGCTTGGTTCTTATGCTCATCATTAAGAGCAGCATCGTAGATAGCTTCAAGTACCTTAGCACTCTTAGGTGAGTTAAGCATACGTAGCTTATACTCATTGATGATAGCAGCCTCTCCTTTAGGACGACCTACTGATCTACTCTCTTTAATTTCTGTAAGCTCAGACTTCTTTGGTCTTCCTGCTTTACGTTTAACTTCTTGTTCTTCCATTTGTCTTTATCCTTTCTTAGGGAGACAACCTATCTACTTATAGATAAAACATCTATGCACTTAAAGTACTTTAAAGGAACGTATAAGTTAAGAACTTACTAAGTTAAATATTATAAGTACTTGTTGTAAGTATCTGTTAGTAGTTAACTTATACATTCGTTGTATCAACTGTGCAGATTCCTGCTTAGCAACATAAGAGTCCATCACCTTCTTAGTTACTTTTTAATCCCTATACAAATATTATACCATACTTTTCTCAGATGTCAACTCTTTTCTGTATTTTTGTTACAATTATTTACATCTGTTACATCTTAGCCCCACGACCCTGACCTCTAATGTCTACCATTATAGACATTACTGCTAAGGTTTGTCTAGCTTAGCTTAATTCCTTATGTGTCAACTACTTAGCGCTTTAAGTGATGTGGTCTAATCTGTCCCTAATTAGTTCCTTTATAGCCTTTTTTGTGAGCGTCAGAGGCTCCTACAACATTAAACCCATAAGCCCTACCCCTCCCCCCATCAACGTCTATACGTAGAACTACGTAGTCACGTCAGAGTCCAAGATAGTAAGTACACTTATCATATGTATGCTTATGATCGCTACTGACTCGATGGTCATTAACGATACACTGGTGAATGTAAATGAGAATGATTCTCAATTGGGATGAGTGAGGGATGTTGTAGGTGCCTGCAACTTACACTTGTACCGCTGATCTGCAACGTACACTACAACGCTACCTACAACGTACACGTCAGCGACCCAGCAAAGGATCAAGGGATCAAGCATTGTTACAACTTGTTACAATTGATTGTGTGAAAGTGCTTGACAAGTGCCTCTGGTGGTGTATACTTGAACCATCAACAACAAGGAACACGTCATGCACAAACTCATCGACACTATCACCGCCGTCGCTATCGGCCTCATGCTCGCTGCACTGGCCCTGCATTACTTTGACGTTCTGGTCAAGTAACCTACAATCAATCAACACACGGCCACGGCCATACTTAAGAGAGTAAAACTATGATCAAGATTTCAAAAACGTCCAAGCTAGATGGTATCCGTTCATGGTCGCTGCAAGCGCTCGATACGTGTCCAGGCAGCATCGCTTCACCGGGCGTACTTGTTGATGCGTGTAAGGGTTGCTATGCCACTACCGGCAACTACAATTACCCTAACGTTAGGGCGCCTAGACTGTCTAACCGCGAAGACTGGCAGCGCCTAGAATGGGTGTCCGATATGACGCGGGCATTGGACAGTGATAGATATTTTCGCTGGTTTGACTCTGGTGATATGTACACGCTAGGCCTAGCCGAAAAGATTCTCGAGGTCATGACGTTGACGCCGTGGTGCAAGCACTGGCTACCTACGAGGATGCATAAGTTCCCTAAGTTCTCGATTGTCTTGCAAGCCATGCAAGCGCTGCCTAACGTATCAGTTAGATTTTCAAGCGATAGCGTACAGGGTGAGTTTATCGCCGGGTTACATGGCAGTGTCATTGTCCCCGATAGCGAGACTTTGCCCGCTGGTGTATCATTGTGCCGTGCCTATGAGCATGAAGGTAAGTGCTCAGGTTGCCGTGCTTGTTGGGATAAGT